ATTAAGTCTCACGAATGGGCACACAAACTACCTGAGATAAGGGAAAAGTATCCTAACGATTGGATATGGATGATTTATAGACCTGATGATGCATGCTTTGCATGGTGGTATCAGTTGGGTGGTTTTAATATAACCTATCCAGACTACACCCACTTCCAGAACCAAAGTAGGATCATGGCATGTATTAAGGAACAGAACTATAACATGTTGAACTTTGCTTATGGTTTTAATTCTACTTGGAATTATATGAGTACTGAATGGGTCAAGCAAGAGTTTGGTGTTAATGCATACTTCCAAGCAGCACCACGATGGAAGCAATCACCTATGTATAGGGATTATAATGATGAGGAATGGTCAGATGATAATGACCATAAGTATTCTCAAGAGGTATGGAAACGTACTAAAGATTTTTCAGCACAAGCAAATCAGTTAGACTCTGAGTGTCCTGTAACATATAAGAAAGTTCTTCCTTTCTGTGATATACTTAACACTGTAATCAAACCTGAACATAAGTGGCCAGAAAGACTACATCCAGATCAGTAAACCGAAGGGTAAGGTTTGTTAAATGGTTTAGTGCGAGTACAATACTTGTCGCTATGGTCTTTCATGTGCTAGGATTGACCCCATGGAACAGTCTGCTTCAATTAATTGGTGCAGCAGGGTGGACATACGTAGGAATCCAATGGAATGAACGTGCTATCATAACCAACTTCTTACCACAGTTCTTCATTATAATACCTGGTCTTATCTACTTGTTCTTTTTTAAATAAATAAATTTTTCACCCAACCTATGTCACTAGCAGCTGCCACCGTATACAGTAGACAAGGATGCCCATATTGTGTTAAAATAAAACAGTTATTCACCCAGTTGGATATCCAACACGTAGAATACGAACTAAACAGAGACTTCACAAGGAAATCTTTTTACGAAGAGTTCGGTGAAGGATCAACCTTTCCACAAATAGTGATAGGAGATCAAAAAGTCGGAGGATGTACAGACACGATCAAATACCTACAGGAAAACAAAATCCTGTAGACTCACTAAATAAAGGTGCAGAGCTTCTACTAAGGAGGAAGAAGACACAAAATCTTATCAAGTTTGGTAGATTTCCTTTCTTCCGTAAGGAATTAACCTTCTACCTAGAAATACAAGACAGGTAACATGGAGGAGAACAATGACCTTGGACACCAACGTAGTATTCATTTCATTATCTGTTATGATAGGAGTACTAACACTAGGATTGGGTCTAGTGATAGGGTATCTGTACAGAGCATACATAAATGATGTGACACCTCAGTACACACATCCTGAATGCTACGATGAAAACGGTAATCCATTACCTGATGAGATCATCGCTTTTCGATTTGAAAAACTTAACTATGAAGATGACGACTAACTATGGCTAAACTTCCTGATAATCCTTTAGTTTCTGAACTGTTTAAAGCAGTACATGGCAAGAAAACTGTTCCACTAAAGGTTGATTTACTCAAACAGTACAAACGTGATGATGTAAAAGCATTACTCATCTGGAACTTTGACAAAGGTATTGGTAGTGCTATACCTGAAGGTGAAGTACCTTACAAACCAAACGAGTCACCTGCTAATACACCAGGTCATACTAGGTTACTACATGAGTACAGATCATTGTATAACTTTGTGACTGGTGGCAACAACAAACTATCTCAGATGAAACGTGAGACTATGTTTGTTCAGTTGCTTGAGTCTTTACATGCAGATGAAGCAAAGTTACTTCTTCTTGTTAAGGATAAAGAACTTCAATCTCAGTATCGTATTACACGTAGTGTAGTAGAGCAAGCATATCCTGAGATTAAATGGCGAGATAGTTAATGAATATAATACATGAGAAGTGCAACCTTGATGAGGTTGATAACACTGGCCTGCCTAGAAATAGTTACGTGGTGACCTACTCCCATGAGGAGAAAAAGCATCACGATATTGTTGTAGCAATGTCAACAGTAGAAATATTTGATCACTACTATGATACCTACAAGGCAGGTCTTCAAAAGATAAGATACACTAAGGGAACTGTTAATTCTAAACTCTGG